CGGGATCCCTTGCCCTCCGGCCTGACGGTCGGGGGGCTTTTGGCGTTTTGGGGTAGCGCAGCTCAGGCCTGGATAGAGGGGCGTCGCTCGAGCTGGGGCCTGGCGGGACCTGGCCTCGAGCCCGCTCCAGGTCATCACGCTTCGCGTGATAGTGATAGTGCCCAGCCCCGGCTGCCCTCCCGGCTGCCGCTGAGACACTGTGTAGTGTATATATAGAGACAAATAAGCAACAGTGTCTCACAAAGTGCGGAGTTATGCACGTTTCCGCGTCTTCCCCCTCAAGTCCCAAGGCAGGCTTCTTCTGGCCCTTCGGGCACGCGCTTTGGCCTTGTGCTCGTCGATGACACTGCGGGTCCAGTTGCGCTCTACGTGGCTGATCGGAGTGCGGTCCAGCAGGTAATACGCCATGGCAGTGCTGATCATCAGGTCATCATGGCATCCCCGAGGATGGTCTGGCCTGCCGTTAATCACCACGCACTGCTTGAGCTGCTCCATCAGAATCGGATCGGCTGAGATGAGCGTGCCCTCATCCACTGCCATCTGAAGGCCACCGAAGAGCAAGGGCCTTGTAGCGCCCGTCGTTTTGTATCCGCTGGCTCTCTCCCTGTAGATGTTGGGGTAGCCTGCTAACTCCAGGCGGTCCTGGACAACGAGACCTGCGTTCTGCGCCTCCAAGATGATCTTGGGCTGAAAGTACTTGGCTGCCACTTGCAAGGCCAGCTCAGCATAGCGCCCTGGCGGGATGTCATTGCTCAGATGATGGTACACCGGCTGCCGAGTACGCATAGAGAGCACCGTGATGGCGCTGTAGTCCCCTCCTGAGCCGCTCCCTACGTCGATGCCCATGACGTATCCGTCGTTGGGGTCGGGGTCGCTGATGGGCCTGTGAGCCCGGTCGGCTGGAACCCTCAGAACCTCAATGGCATCCAGCGCTTCAGGCTGAAAGAACAGCTCAGCACCACCCATGAATGCCTCAGCGATGGTCTGAGGATACTCCCGGCGGAACTTGGTAGAGCCCATGATGTTGATTTGCTTGCGCCGCCAGTACATCTGCTCACGGGTCAGATCGTGAATCTCAGCATATTTGCGCTCATGAGCCAGCAGGTCACCCCGCAGCATCTTGGCCTGGTACGAGGGATCCCAAGACCATGGGTAGAACGCTAACTTCCACTCGCTCTCACCTGACTGAGCCTGCTTGACCATGGTGGCAAATAAATCGGCTGGCGTATTCGGCGTGCTCTCGATGATGATCTGCCCATCACCTACGGATGCAATGACCTGCGCGAGAAGCTCTGCTGGATCATCGACAAAGGCAAATTCAGAGAGATGTGCTGCTGATGCCGTGAAGGAGCGCGTTCCACCCTTACCCCCTGCAGAGTATGTGCGGATGGCGGCACCTGAATTTGCAAATTTGGTAGCCCTCGGAGTGTTCTGGCTCAGCGATGGCTTCAGCCCCTTCGGCAGATTGCGATGGAAGTTCTTGTCAATGGAACTAAGATGCTGCGCCGAGTCACGCGTATGGCTGATAATGGCGTAAGTAAGGGGCTCTTGGGCCATCTGCGCTTGCAAGTAATGGTATGCTCTGCACACAGTTGAGATGCCCATCTGGCGAGCCTTGACCACCAGGATGCGGTTGTGCTGCTGCATGAGCTGCCAGAGATGCTCTTGGGCTGGGTTCGGCTGGAAGAAGTCCAGCCTCTGCTTCCGCTTGTTAAATATAGTCAGCAGTTTCAGCCAATGGTCCAGGCTGAGGTCTGTCACTCGTCGCTCTTGATGAGTTCAAGCCTCTTGAGGAAAGCCTCGGTGGCCTGATCCTCTTTCCCGGCTGTCGTTCGGCGCTCCTTGCGGGCCTCGCGCTGCTCCTTGCGGTACGCCAGCATCATCCGAAGAATGCCCTCAATGTCTCGAGGCGTTAGAACCTGAAGCTGCTCCTCATTGTTGACAACGCGATCCATGGCAATGCTGAGCCACTGCTTCAGGGCAGCGTGAGTATCCCCTCTGCTAAGGGCTCTGCGCAGCGCATGAATGCGATCCGTCTCGGTCGGCGCGTCGTCCGGAGGCGCATAGTTAATGCGGAATGGAACAGTCTTTGGGGGCTCGGGAAGAGGCGGCTCTTCCTCAATCAACTCAAAGGGGACTTTTACACGTTCGGTCATGGGATATACTCCTGGAGTACTCTACCATGAGAAGACTATGCTTGACACCCAGTCACCGTCACAGTACACAGAGAGAACCCCCCGGAAGGTTGCAGCCAAATCCGGGGGGCACATAGGAGACATGATGAGATTATCTGACGCAGATGTCGCTGTCAACCTGTCGTCCACAGGTGCAGTGCCCACGAAACACTATGTCCAGACGACGCTCGGATACGAGCGGACCTCCTACCCAATGGTCAAGCGGTGGATGGTCGGAAAGGGCATGGACATGTCCAGTCTGGACTCGCTCTACTACAGCCTGTGCGAACTTCAGCACAGCAATGACATCATCATCCGAGGAGCGCCTCTTGCTCGTCACACGGCCCCAGTGCGGCGAACCAATGAGACCTTTGCTGACTGCCCTCGCCGCTGGGTGTGCATTGATGTAGATGACGCTCGGACGGATGAGCCTGACTGGGTTCCAGGTCGTGACGCGGAGGTAGACCGCAAGATTCTGCGCCAGTTGGTAGCAGACGTTCTACCTACCGAATGGCATAGCGCGGGCTTTGTTGCTCAGTGGAGTGCTTCTGCTGGGTTCATCAAAGAGGACGGAATCTACCACCCCGGCTGCGATGGCGGCATCAAGGTGCATCTCTGGTTCCTTGTAGATGAGCCTGTGGATAGCGCGCTGCTGAGAGAGTACCTCAAGGCCAAGGCCCCTCGTGTGGATGCGATGGTGGCTCGACAGGTGCAGCCCCACTACGTAGTGAACCCCATCATTGACATCGACCCTGTGGGTGAGCGTGTGCTGCTGGTGTGGGGCGATGAGCGAGTGGCTCTCAGTGAGCCCTTGCATGCCATGGCCCGAGAGATGGTCGAAAGACGCGCAGCTCGTGATGCCAACGTAGCCTCCTATGTGGAGTTGCTGCCCGGCTTAGACGGTGAGCGCTTGGCTGAGTATGCAGACCGTCAGGTGAAGCTTGCGGTGGCGCGCTTGGAGAAAATGGAGTCGGGACCTGACCGTCACGGAGCCATCATCCGCTATGCTCAGTTGCTGGGCGGGCTGGCTGCTGACCCTCGCTGTCGCCTCACGAATCGTGCAATTCGCAACGCCATCATGTATGCTGTGCCCGACAAGAATGTTCCGTCGCTGGAGCGGGCCATCTGTTGGGGGCTGGACCATGCTATTGACCGATCCAAGGATTTGGTACATGCGGCAGGTCCATCTCGGGAGCCTGGAGTGCCTGCGGGCGCTCGCTCTGTCCGACTGAACGAGGCGGATCTGGTGCAGGGCCGGTATCTGCCGGCAGTGGCACCTACCAGCAACGTCGTCCTGCTGCGAGGACCCCAGGGAGTAGGCAAGACCTTCTGGCTGAAAGAGACCGCGATGCCAGCGCTCCGCGCCCAGCATCCTGGTGCACGGGTTCTCTACATCACGCACCGCCGCTCCATGGCATCACAGGGCTGTCAGCGCCTCGGGCTCCCTGACTATCGGGATACGAAGGGCACCATCCACACGGACGTGTCTATCTGCGTGGACTCCCTGTATCGAATCAACATGGAATGGAACACCGAGCAGCAGTTCATCATCCTGCTGGACGAGTCAGAGCAGGTCATCCGACATCTGGCTCGTGGTGGCACCATGAATGCCGAAGGCAGGCTGAGGGCTCACAACGCATGGCGCAGCGTGTTCGACAGGGCTTGTGCTGTGGTGGCTATGGATGCAGACCTGAGCACCCTGACGGTCAAAGAACTCGACTATGCATGCCCGCACCTCGGGCCTTGTGCTGATGAGGCTCAGATGATCCGCGTGGATCTGCCTATGCAGTACGAGTACAAGGTCAGCAACACGAAGAATGATGTCTTGGCTGCGATGGTTGAGACCTATGAGAAGGGTCAGAAAGTTGCTGTAGCTTGTCAGTCCCGCGCCGATGCGGAGACCATTGCTCAGATGCTGCAGACCCTGGACCGAAGCCGGAAAGTGGGACTCGTGACTTCGCGCACCCTGCTGCAGGATGAAGGCAAGCTCGCCAATGAGAATCCAACAAAGTACGCCTCGGAGTGTGATGCGCTGGTCTACTCCCCGAGCTGGGGGACTGCTGTCTCTGTAGAGGCTGACGGCTACACCATCTATGGGTTCGGCTGCATGGGAGTGGGCACGTCATCGGATCTGCTTCAGCAGCTTCACCGTGTTCGGAATCCCATCACCAGCGAGGTCGTGGTCTACCTGCCTAAAGGGGGCAAGGCCAATGAGCGCAGCGAGCAGGACATTGTAAGCATCTGCCTGCAGCGTGGTGAGTGGACTCAGCGCATGGTGCGCCAGTATCTGCCCGGCATTGTGCTCCGAAGCAGGGTTCAACTGACAGACCAGGAGATGGCAGAGCGCTTTGCTCGTGTCACTGTGCATCAGCGTAACTGGGGCGGCGATGGTGGCATGCTGGGCGATGCGTTCTGCACCCTTGTCAGACATCGTGGCGGGCACCTTGAGGAGGTTCAAGAACTGGTCAGCCAGCCCAGGCTGGATGTCACTGAGGCTAAGGTCGCTGCTGCGGATCTGCAGAAGGCCAAGTGGTCTAAGGATGTTGCTGGCGCTGAGTTGCCAGACCAAGACATTCAAGAGCCCTCTACCTACGAGGAGCAGTGCTCCCAAGAGAAGAAGGAGATTCACGACTTCTATGTCAGAGAGGTCACTCCAGAGCTTGTGCTGCAAGATTCCAACGGAAGGCTCAGAGGCCGCCTCAGGCTGCTCAGTGATGTGATGCTGGCTCAGGATGGCTTGCATGCTGCTCTCGGCGCTACAGACGCTAAAGCGGTCCATGCTGGGGCCATTACCCATCAGAGTTACAGGACCGTCAGGGCGCTGACCATTGCCAGTGCAGTGAAGGCAGCAGAGCTCAGCGATGGCTCCTGGATGCGCAGCAGGCCAGATCAGAATGCCAACGCCATTCGCCTGGAGATGTGGCTGGATGTTCACCGCAAGAAGCTTGACATGCTGAACATGAGCTACGACGACAACAGCACCCCGATGAGGTGGCTGAGCGGCATCATGCGACGCATGGGTCTGAAGCTTGTCAGCAGAAGAGTCAGGGTCGAAGGGAAGCAGCACCGCATCTACACACTGGATGACACCCATCTGAGGGAGATGCTTGCGCTCGTATCATGCTACCATGGGGCAGCCAAGAACCGCGCTCCTAAGGACATAAACGCCTTCAATAAGAGCCTTTAGAAAGAAAATACTTGCGCCCGACTCAAGTCTCCGATAATACTTGGGGGCGGACAGAAAATCCGCTCACCATAGGAGAACACAATGTACCGAGACGAAGAGCGCTGCAGCTGCCACGATGATCACACGGTGTGTGCACTGCACAAGTTCACCGCCGTAGCTGAGAAGTCTGTTGAACTTGAGATGGCCAAGGCTGTCATGAGTGGTCGCAAGACCTGGGACTTCTCTAAGATCATCGCAGAGATGGCTGCCGAGCAAGACGCAATCACTGCTCAGCTGAACGCATAGGAGACATCATGATTAAGAATAGATTCGATACCAACTGCTCCGTCTGTGGAGTCCCCGTCATGAAGGGCGAGGGCTACGCTGCCAACAACGCCACCACCGGTGGCAAGTGGAAGAACTTCTGCAAGGACCACGCTCCCGAAGAGGGGCCACGCGAGCAACGCTCCGCTCCACAACCTACCTCCCGGCCAGCACCCAAGGCTGCGCCCAAGCCCGCTGCACCTGCTAAAGAGGACGGCCTGCTTGCAGAGCTTCATGCCATGGGAGCCGTCGTCTCCCTGAAAGGCAAGGAGTACGTGCTCTACAAGGGCTTGTTAATGCTGGCCAAGAAGTCTGGCTGCACCGACATCGCTGTTGAGGCTGTTCAGATTGACATGGACAAGGGCTACGCCATCATGAAGGCCACGGTCATGGGCAAGCTGGGCACCAGCGTGGACTACGGCGACGCTACCCAGTCTAACTGCGGCAAGATGATCGCTCCGCACTTCATCCGCATGGCTTCAACGCGTGCCAAGGCCCGCGCCCTCCGTGACTGGCTGGGCTGTGGCATCACTGCACTTGAAGAACTGGGGGAGAAATGAAGCGCCAGTACGAGTATGACATCACCGGCCTCATGGGCTGGCTCATTACCAACATCAGCCGTGACTTCAGGGTCACGACCATGCGAGAGGTAGGGCAGATTTGCAGCGTCTGCCCCTCGCAGCTCAGCCGCTGGGTCAATGGTAGAGTCAAGCCTACCTGGGATGCAGTCATCAACATGCTGATGGAGGCTAACCAGGAGGCCGTCTTCCAGAAGTTGGACTTCCAATATGAACTGACTGGCATGCCACCCCGCTTAGTAAAGAAGGCACTCTCATGACTTACGAAGAAATCATTGCAGACCTACAAGATGAAGTGATCCTGTCCAAGGGGCTCCCCGAGCATCTGAGGCCCAAGTATTGGATCCGTGAACTGGAGCATAGCTTCGAGTTCTTCTGGACCCTGAAGCCTGACATCAGCGATGCGGAAGGCCCTTGCGGTGAGCGCGTCTTCAGGGATGGCAGCCGTGAGCTCTTGTTCATGCCGCCACCCAAAGACGAGCTGCACTTGTATACCAAGCTGTAGTCACATTCATAGGAGACAAAGTGAATGAGTTGGCATTATTTGCAGGAGCAGGAGGAGGTGTCCTCGGAGGACATCTCTTGGGATGGAACACAGTTTGTGCCGTCGAGCGAGAAGACTACGCTCGGAGAGTACTGCTTGCCCGACAGCGGGACGGCATGCTGCCAAGATTCCCCATCTGGGATGACGTGTGCACCTTCCAGGGAGCGCCTTGGAAGGGGCGTGTTCAGGTTGTCAGCGGAGGATTTCCATGCCAGGACGTTTCCGTCTGCGGCTCAGGAAAGGGACTGGACGGAGAGAAATCTGGTCTGTGGGCCGAGATGGCGCGGATTGTTGGGGAGGTTCTCCCGAGATTCGTGTTCATTGAAAACTCCCCACTACTCACTTCTCGGGGGCTCAAACGAGTTCTCTGGGACCTTGCCCAGATGGGGTATGATGCTCGATGGGGAGTGCTTGGAGCTTACCAAGCCGGTGCTCCGCATAAGCGAGATAGAATCTGGATCGTTGCTTGCAGCTCCGACAGCCAAAGCGAACCAGTTGTCACCCTCCATGATGAAACACCCAGGCTGCAGGAACTGGCTACCCACTCCAGCAGTGGTGGACTGGTCACCCACCGACGGGGAAGTCTACAGAACCAAGACGGGCACCCTGCGGCTAAAGAGAGCCGACGGGAAAACCAGCAGGATGGGGCTGGGAGCTCATGTTGGTGGAAAGTTGAACCCGACGTGGGTAGAGTGGTTGATGGGCTGGCCGGT